AGTTTGGCGTCTGCATCTCGATCAATAGGACAAGTGGCCAATCAAGTTAGTAATTCTATAGGCGTTGGAAAATTTGGGTTTGACGGGTCTCAACTGGAAGCTGCTGGCGTGATCAAACCTGGCACAGTATCACAATTTTTATCCAGTGGCGCCAACACATTGACTAGTGTTCTTAAAAGTCCCACGGTGTTTACAGGCAAGGCTGGCATTACCAGCCTAAAAGATTTGTTAGGATCATTGCCAAAACAAGAAACCATACAACAAGAATTAATGAGCAATGGGTTAGCCGGAGTTCAAGCCCTGGGCATTCCTACAGACAAACTCAGCATCGGTGCTCTAGCAGGCACAGCATTGAATGCAGCCAAAAGTATAACCAATACCATGGACTGGGCTCAAGGAAAAGCACTTGCTAGTGATGTTAAAACTGCACTAAATGAAACAGCAAGAAATGCAAGTTTCGCTGTGGATTTTGCAGAGACCAAAGTCGACGATGCAATGAAACAGTTGGTTCCTGGAGAACCAGTGTTTGACACAGTGAACAGAGTCACACTAAATGCCGCTGCCATACGGGTAATCGGAAATCCAAAAATACCTCCGGTGGAATACAATAACACACCACCAAAAATTACAACATCTGAGCTGGGAATTGAATTTGGTATTGCTGTTGAACAGACCAATGCTATTCTTGATCAATCAACCATTACTCTCAGCAAGAGTGATGCAAAACGAGCTAGGTTAAATAGTTACGGAAAAGACATTGCAGACCTTGAATCTTATATCAATGACTATAATGCTGTTGATGGAAGATTACAAGGACTCCTTCGCCAGGCCAAACTAGTAAATGATTCAGCCCTTGTGGCCAAAATTGAAAAAGAACAACGTAGAATTGCAGAAGCAATCAAGGTAACTGAAAGCGCAATTGATGTGCTTAGACAGAACCTGGCTTGAGCCGATAAATATTAATCATGACTACATTCATCGGCTTCAATACCATTAACCAATATAAGAAATTTACCTTGGTTGACTTTGAGTTAATCAAACGAGATCTGTTGAATGCCTTCAACATACGGCAAGGTGAATTGCCAGGCCGTCCGCAGTACGGCACCGTGATGTGGGACTATGTTTTTGAAAATCAAATCACTGAACTGCAACGCAATATCGAAACAGAAGTGCAACGGGTGTGCGGTGGCGATCCAAGAATACAAGTTACGCAAATGGCAGTGTTTCCTCAAGACAACGGGTTTCTAATACAGTTAGAAATAGCAGTATTGCCAGGAACTGATGCTGAATTTTTAAGTGTGTTCTTTGATAATCAACAACGCAGAGCCAGCTACGTATAACTGAGCCGTTTTTTCTGGTAATAAATACAAGATCTAAAGGCAAAGAGGCATGGCAAAGACCACAAGACAAACAGCAATATTTGGTGTAGAAGACTGGAAACAGATCTATCAAACCTATCGTGAAGCTGATTTTCAAAGTTATGACTTTGAAACTCTACGCAAAAGTTTCATTGATTACATACGCCTCTACTACCCAGAAACTTTCAACGACTACATTGAAAGTTCAGAATTCATTGCTTTACTAGATGTAATTGCATTCATGGGCCAAGCCTTAGCTTTCCGCACAGATTTAAACACAAGAGAAAACTATTTAGACACAGCAGAACGCAGAGATTCAGTTGTGCGCTTGGCCAATTTGGTCAGCTATACAGCCAAACGCAATACTGCGGCTCAAGGATATCTCAAAGTATTCAATGTTACCACAACTGAAAACGTAATTGACTATAACGGAGTCAACTTGAGCAATGTTACTGTGGACTGGGCCGATCCAACAAACCCAGACTGGCAAGAACAATTTACCACTATCATCAATGCTGCTCTAGTAGACAGCCAACGCATAGGTCGTCCGGGCAATAGACAAACCATATTGGGTGTGCGTACAGACGAGTATGCTGTTAATCTTGTGCCAGGATTCTTGCCAGTCATTCCGTATAACGCCACAGTGGACGGAATTTCAATGCCGTTTGAAGCAATAACTTCAACCAGTGTTGGTCGTGATTATATCTACGAGCCACCACCACAACCAAATACCAGTTTCAATGTGTTGTATCGCAATGACCAACTGGGTTTTCAATCTGCCAACACTGGATACTTTTTTGCATTCAAGCAAGGCACGCTACAAAATCAAGACTTTAACTTGGCTGAGCGCATTGCCAACCGCACAGTAAACATCAACATCGAAGGTGTAAACAACGAAGATCGTTGGTTGTTTCAACTTGACAATGTGGGAAGTATCAGCCGTGAATGGCAATACACAGAAAATATCTACGTTGGTGCCGCCGAACAACTGACTGGCCTACGATCAATCTATTCCACAACCAGCAGAACAAACGATCAACTTACTATGATATTTGGAGATGGAGTGTTTTCAGAAATTCCAGTAGGAATTTTCCGTGCTTATGTACGCAGTTCTAATGGATTGCAGTACATTATCAATCCTGAAGAAATGCAAAACGTAGTTTTGCCTATCAGTTATACTGACCGCAACGGCAATTTGCAAACTATCACATTTACTTGTGGTATTACACGTCCAGTATCTAATGCACAGGCTCGAGAGCCAATTGATGAAATCAAACAACGTGCGCCTGCTAGATACTACACACAAAATCGCATGGTCAATGGTGAAGACTACAACTTGTTTCCTTACACACAGTACAATTCAATTATTAAATCTAAAGCATTGAATCGTGCGTCAATTGGAACCAGTCGATATCTTGACTTGGTTGACAACACTGGCAAATACAGTTCAACCAACAGCTTTGGCAGCGATGGCGGATTGTGGGAACAAAACATTTTACCAACTGTTTTGTTCAGTTGGACCAATCGCAATGAAATTGCTGATGTGATTACCAACCAGGTGCAACCACAGTTGACTGAAAGTACCATGCGTCAGTTTTACTATGGAAATTTTCCAAGAAAGTTAATCAACACTTTAGATATTATTTGCACAACCACAACAATTACAACCAACGCAATTACCTGTTCTACTGCTGCATTTTTTGATTATGCCTATGTTGGCATGCCAATCACATTCTCAGGCACAGTGTTTGGTGGCATTACCGCCGACTTGCCTTATTATGTGGTCAGCATAAATTCAGTCAACAGTACATTTACTGTAAGCACCACAGCAGGTGGATCAGCAGTTACATTAAGCTCGGCGTCAGGCTCAATGAGTGCAGTTACTACTTTGAGTACAGGCGGAAGCACCTGGCACCAAAGCACTACATTGGCCAATGAAACTACTGGATACTTTGAAAACAGCGCAGGCACACCCATTGCAGTGGGAGACGAATCCACAACCAATTTCTTGTACGCTATTGTTGGTAGCTTAGTACGGTTTGTTCCGCCACCGGGTTACTTTTTTGATAAAAACAACAAACTGCAATTGGGTATTCCAACCAAGGCAGAAGAGCGTGTGGAAATTTGGGCCAGCCCCATACGAGTAACTGGCGATGGCATGAACTCAGGCCTGGGCAATCTAACCAATGGGTCAGGACCAGTCATACTCAATAACTTTGTTCCTACTGGTGCTATTGTAGACACCATTATTCCGTTATTTGTTACAGACTTGCCATTGTCGATTGAATCTGCAATGAGTGATCAAATTGCACTGTTTCGTAATTTTGGCCTGGGCTACGACAATGACGGCGCCATTACAGGTACTCCGTACTCGTGGTACTTGATTCAATCTACCAACCTGGATCAGGATGCCGCCTGGAGTCAAGAGTACGCCGGTAATACCAGCGGTGCCAGTCTAGACTCTTCGTGGCTGATCCAGTTTGTGGTTCAAAATCAAAATTACACAATTACATTCCGTGGACTTGCATACAACTTTGGATCAGTGTTGCAAACAAGATTCTTCTTCTACGACGGTGCACAAATCTATGACAGCCGCACTGGCACAGTGATCAAAGATTTTATCAATGTGTTAGCAGTCAACACTCAACCAAACTCCAGTGAACCGCTTGAGGGGGATATTTACATGACCATTACTGGTCAGCCAGTTGAAAGTGACGGATATGTAGATGACTTCCAGGTGCTGGTAGGATACAGAGATTCAGACAATGATGGTGTGCCAGACAACCCGGACTTCTTTAGCGAAATAGTAGGACCAGCTGGAACCACAGGACCTTATGTGTTCTTGCAACAAACTGTGGACTTTGACAACCTACAGCGTTATTTGTTGGTCGAAGAAGGCGTGGTAATTTACAGTT